GGCTTCGCCTTCATTTTGCGCTGAAAATTTTGCTGTAACGTTAATATTACTAACAGAACTATTCTTATAAAAATATTGTGTGTAGTTACTATGAACGGGATTAAGTCCGTTATAAGTAGCCGAATGTTCAAAACTGATAGATGGGGTATACGGAAATATAATTCCGCCAAATTGTTTTAATACTCCAATTACACCAGGACCAGAAGTCACTGAAGTAAAATAAGATGCTGGCACACGAAGTATTGAACGAAGGTCTCCGCCAGGTCCTCCTACAAAACTGGCAACTGCTCCGCCAACAATACTACTAACTCCGCCGAACCCAATTCCTCCAACACCTTGACCACTTCCAGGAGTTGGCGACGAATCTGAAGCAGATGTGTCAGGTGCTTGTGCTTGATTGGTTGCTCCTGCTCCGTTTTTAGGATCTATAGGAACACTTGTAGGGTCAGCATATTTTGCCGCAGTATTAGCATCTGTCGCAGAAGGATTTGTTGGACTACCTGCGGCGGCTGCAGCTGCATCGGCGGCGGCTGTATTGGCCGCAACAGCAGAATCAGTTTGGTTAGATTGAACAGTTACAGCACTATCTGTATTACTAGCATTACTATCTGCGGCATTTTGAACATTGGTAGTCGATTCTTGGCCAGCATTTGAAGTTGTTTGCTCAGTAGTCTTTTTTGCTTCATCTATTTGTTGTTCTAGGCTATCCTTTTCTGGAAATAAAGCATTGAATTTTTGTGCTGTCTGTTTTCTAAGATCTGCTTTTGCTTGGAAGTCTGCCTGTGCCGCGGCATACAATGCTTGAGGATCAGTATAGGTTACACCATTTAAACTACCCGTCCACGAAGCACTAAACGTTTTACCCTCAGGGTTAAACATGTCCATAGTATCATATGCCTGCTGGGCGGCATCAGTCATCGGACCTAGTTGAGCCGCCAGAGCATTACGCTGAGATTCATTAGCGGCAAGTTGTTGTTGTAGTGATGCTAGATCAGCCATATCGGTTCCTATTATATGCTATTTACCATGTAGATAAATACGTACTTAAATGGTTGACAAACTTCTTGACAAGTGCTATACTTGTCAAATATAAGGAGGCCGCAATAAGATGGCTATAGACAATATGACAGCAACCCCAACACCGGGTAGGAAGGTAAGATACCTAAATAACAGAGATTTATTAGCAGAGATACACAAATCAAAAAACTCATTTTCGAGTTTTACCAAAAAAGAATACAGTCAACATGACATTATTCTAACAAGTTTGGATAAGATTAACATCCGAACTATAGCAGAAGCCAAACGCAATCGAGCAAAGCGCCAAGGACTCGAAGCATTTAACGCCGCAAGGGCCGCAGGCGATAAGAAAATTAAATTAGCAGAGTGTACAAAAGACTATACAACTATTGCTAAGACAGATGTTATTATTCGTATTATGACTTTTGATCATATTCCACTGGCTCCGGGTCGTAAGAAAACAGTTAAAAGTAGAGCAGATTCTCATGATAAGGTAAATTTTCCACCTTTCCAACATTGGAAGTTTGACGAGAATGACGAACTTATATGTGTAGGTAAGAGCCATTGGAAAGGTGACTTGGTTAAAGGACATTTTAGCAAAGACCACGGACGCATTACAGAAAACTTAGGTAAAATGTTTATCAAACTTTCAGAACGTTACGCACAGCGTAGCAACTGGCGTGGTTATACCTATATCGAAGAAATGCGAGGACAGGCTGTCCTACAGTTAAGTCAAATTGGTCTACAGTTTGATGAATCAAAATCAGAAAACCCATTTGCTTACTATACGGCTGCAGTTACTAATTCATTTACTCGTGTATTGAATATCGAAAAGAAAAATCAAAACATTCGAGACGACATGTTACAAGAAAACGGTTTAATGCCAAGTCTTACACGTCAGACACAAGCAGAACATGCCGAAGAGACTGCTAGACAAGCATCACTATATAAAAACTTCAGAATGCCAAAGAGCGAAGAGGATCCTATTGAAGATGGCGGAGAAGAGGCTTGACCTTTGCCCAATAAATCCGCTATACTAAATCTAGGAGAATCTAATTAATGAAACTTTTTAAGAAAGTAGCATGTTTTACCGATATACATTTTGGTCTTAAATCAAATAGTTCAACGCACAATCAAGATTGTGAAGATTTTGTTGACTGGTTTATTGCCGAAGCAAAGAAGAATAAATGTGAGACTTGTATATTCTTAGGTGATTGGCATCATAATCGAAATTCAATCAACCTAATAACACTTGATACCAGTATGCGATGCTTAGAAAAACTAGGTGCCGCATTTGAACAGTTCTTTTGGTTTCCTGGAAACCACGATTTGTTTTATAAAGATAAACGTGATATCCACAGTTCATCGTTTGGAAGACATATTCCAGGTGTCACTGTAGTTGAAACAGTAACCACTATCGGAGACGTAACATTAGTTCCTTGGTTAGTCGGTGATGAATGGAAGACCATAGGCAATGTAAAAAGCAAATATATGTTTGGTCACTTTGAATTGCCATTGTTTTACATGAACGCAATGGTACAAATGCCAGACAACGGCGAGTTACAGGCTGTTCACTTCAAACATCAAGACTATGTATTCAGTGGGCACTTCCATAAACGACAACAACGTGATAAGATTGTTTATATTGGAAACGCTTTCCCTCATAACTTTGCTGATACATGGGATGATGATCGAGGCATGATGATTCTAGAATGGGGAGGCAAGCCAGAATTTACGGCTTGGCCAGACGCTCCTAAGTTCCGTACAGTTAAATTAAGTCAACTAATTGACCAAAAAGACTCTATTATGAAGAGTAAGATGTATCTCAAAGTTAATCTTGATATTGATATTACTTTTGAAGAAGCAAACTATATTAAAGAAACGTTTGTTACTGAGTACGACATACGAGAAGTCAGTCTAATACAAGAAAAAACTAACCTAGATGGTTTAGTCGATGACGCATTAGAAACAAAATTTGAAAGTGTTGATCAGATTGTTACCGAACAATTAGTCAACATTGATTCAGAACAGTTTGATAAAACCCTTTTACTTGATATCTACAATAACCTGAATGTTTAACATAAAATCAATAACAGTAAAAAACTTCATGAGTGTGGGTCAACAGACCCAAGCAGTGGACTTTGACAAAGAGCATTTAACACTAGTACTCGGAGAGAACCTAGACTTGGGCGGAGATGACTCTGGCTCACGTAATGGTACAGGTAAGACTACTATTGTTAATGCTTTAAGTTATGGACTTTACGGCCAAGCACTAACAAATATTAAAAGAGAAAACTTAATCAACAAAACAAATAGCAAAGCCATGTTGGTTACAATTGAATTTGATGTAAATGGTGTTAAGTATCGCATAGAACGCGGTCGTAAACCCAATGTACTCAAGTTATTTGTCAACGATGAAGAGCAAAAGGCCAAAGACGAAGATGACAGTCAAGGTGATTCTCGAGAAACACAAAAGGCTGTTGAACACTTACTAGGTATGAGTCATACTATGTTTAAGCATTTGGTTGCGTTAAACACTTATACAGAGCCGTTCTTAAGCATGAAGGCAAATGATCAGCGTGAAGTTATCGAACAACTATTAGGTATTACACTACTAAGTGAAAAATCTGAACTGCTTAAAGGTCAAATTAAAATAGTTAAGGACAGTATTCAATCAGAAACTTTTAAAATTGAAGGTATTAAAACTGCCAACGACAATGTTCAAAAGAGTATTGATCAACTTCAACTAAAAAGTAACGTATGGGACAATAAAAATCAACAAGAGATTGAAAGTCTAGGCAATGCCATTGTTAATTTAGAATCTGTTGACATTGAAAAAGAACTTACTTTACATAAAGCAGTACAAACTTGGGTAGATAACACAAGTAAACTAAAAGATCTTAACAAACAAAAGGCTACATTAGAGTCTGCAAAAATACAAGCAGATAAAACTGTAAACAAATACAAGAAAGATATCGATACGCTTGATAGTAAAACTTGTCCTAGTTGTGAACAAGAGTTACATGATCATAAACATGAAGAAATGTTAACTAAATCACAAAAAGATTTAGAAGAAAGTATGTTGTACTTAAACAAAGTTACATCAGATCTTAAATCTATTGTTAAATCTATTAATAATATCGGCGAACTAGGACGTCGACCAGAAACATTTTACGAAACTGAAGCCGAAGCGTTAGGACATAAAAATAATTTGTCCAGTCTTGAAAGAACACTAAGGCAAAAAATTGAAGAAGTAAATCCTTATCAAGAACAAATTACTGAATTGCAAAATACTGCTCTTCAAGAAGTTGATTGGAACACAGTTAATGAATTAACCAAGATGAAAGATCATCAAGAGTTTTTATTGAAACTGTTAACAAGCAAAGATTCTTTTATCCGTAAAAAGATTATTGATCAAAATTTAACATACCTTAACAAACGTTTGGGTTATTACATCGATAAGATGGGACTCCCGCATAAAGTTGTATTCCTGAACGACCTGAATGTCGAAATAACACAATTAGGGCAAGATCTAGACTTTGACAATCTAAGTAGGGGAGAACGAAATCGACTAATATTAAGTTTGTCTTGGGCATTTAGAGATGTTTGGGAAAATTTATACAAGCATATTAATTTATTATTCATCGACGAACTGATCGATGCTGGTATGGATTCCGCAGGTGTTGAAGCAGGACTTGCTGTACTTAAAAAGATGGCACGTGAACGCAACAAAAATATTTACTTGATTAGTCACAAGGACGAATTAATCGGACGTGTGAACAACGTACTCAAAGTTATTAAAGAAAACGGATTTACCAGTTATTCAAATTCAGTCGACTATGTTGAGAAATGAGACTAAACAAGTATAGAGAATACCATAGTAATTTTATGGCGTTATTGTTAGAACTACATAACGCCCATTTAGAGTATGAGCGGAGACAAAACCGAGTTACTACTTTAAGATTACGAAGAGTATTAAAAAAAATAAGGGACATTTCTCCCGAATGGATGAGAGAAGTTCAGCGTATTCAAAATCAAATTAATGAAGAGACTAAAGAGAACTTTCATAACCTACAAAAATTAAGAAAAGGAAATAAAGATGAGTGATACAATTCAAGCAATCAAAGACGCAGTTGCTGCATGGGAAGCAGAAGATACAAAATTCGAAAAAGGTAACAGCGCCGCTGGTACACGCTCACGCAAGGCTCTAGCAGAATTGGGCAAACTAATCAAAGTTCGCCGCAATGAAATTACAGAAACTAAAAATGCCCGCAAAGAGGTAAAGGCTACAAAGTAATGTTCTATCTAAGAGAAGAAGGCCAGGCGTTACATAACGGATTTAACTTTTACAGGTTATCTGATAAAAGTAGTTCTGGTTTTATTTTTAGATTAGGAACAAAATCTTTTATGCTCAGGTATTCAAAAATAAAAAATACCTGGTTCATTGGATGACTTGGACTTATCAAGGCAATTTAGTTGAAGAACTCCCCGAAGACTGTGTTGGATTTGTATATCTAATTACAAATACAGTCTCGGGTAGGATGTATATTGGCAAAAAATTAGCAAAATTTAGTAAAACGACCTACAAGACTGTAAAGTTAAAGAACGGCACAAAGAAGAAAAAGAAGATTAGGAGTAAGATTGACTCCGACTGGCAAGAATATTATGGCTCAAGTCCAAATCTAACAGCAGATATAGACACACTAGGCAAAGACAAATTCACACGAGAAATTCTCTACTATTGTAAAAGTAAAGCAGAAACATCGTACATTGAGGCCCGCGAACAATTCGACCGCAAAGTATTAGAATCAGACAATTATTATAACGGACATATCCAAGTCCGTGTCCATGGCTCACATATATTAAAAAAATAAGATCATGACTAAACTTAA